GACCCTTGTGTTGTGCCTTTGCTTATGGGCGGAAGTAGCTCACCAATGCAACAGTTGGGTTCTGCAGATACTTATGCAAGACGATATTCAATAATAAAAATCTTTAGAATTGCCGACATAGACAATGATGGCAATCCAATCGAAAATAAAAAGTTTATACCTAAAACCGGTAGTAGCGATTCCTCCCGTACTACCGGAAACTCCTCATCATCCAAGGATTCTAATCTTTCTCCCAAAAAAAATATAGAGTCTGCGGATGGTGAGGCTTTGTCTCTTTCGGATGAAATTGACTTAGCGAATTCAGAAAAAGAGTTGGAGGCTATTTACAACAGACGAATTAAAGAAATATCCAATGATGATGTCAAACTATTCAAAGCGAGAAAGGAAGAAATATTAAATGGATAATAATAAACCAATGAGAAAATATGGAGAAGATGAGTTAACATTTTCTCTCAATGTTAATGATTATAAAGAGCAAGATAGGGAGAAATTGGTGCAAGCCGGATATCCCGATGCTCAACCTTCAGATTTTAAAGGCTATGTAGTTGTTGGCGGCCAACGATATTATATGAATGGCAATCAGAAAAAAGACACCTGGATTGCTGGCAATTTAAAAAAAGCTCCGCCTAAAGCAGAAACTTCAGCAAAGGCAGAAACTTCAGCAAAGGAAGAAACTCCTAAAAAAATTGGTGATTTAGACGATGCCATCCCATTCTAAAAGAAACTTTGAGCATATGCGCAAAGAAGATACATTTTCTAGGATTGATGCTGAAGCTGACCCTAATAAAAACGTCAGGATTAATAGGCAGTATATTTTATCTGAGCCGGAAATAAGAGCTTTGCACGTAGTAAAAGTGGGTGATGCTATTGAAGAAAGAATGTGGCGATCATTATGGAATAAAGGGTTAATGGATAATGAGTCTAGCGCCATATTACCTCGGTTAAATGAATTTGGAGAGTTAAGGCTAAAATGGATAAGAAACGATTACGATGCTTTAAAGAGTGACGTTCGATTCCCTAAAGACCCAAAGGCCGATGCAAATGGCTGACCTTGTTAATTCTCCGCCGCATTATAAAAACGGAGATATTGAATGCATAGATGCGATAAAGTCAGCACTCGGCGATGGCTACGAATATTATCTCCAAGGAGCAATTATAAAATATATATGGCGATACAAACATAAGAATGGAATTGAGGATTTGAAAAAGGCTGAGTGGTATTTAAAGGAGATAATTAATTGTGTCAGGAAATAAATGGTCAAAGAACAAAAAAAGGAGAAATAAAAATGTTGGTATTAATCCAGTTCCGGGTGTTTGCGCTTGGTGCAAAAAGTCATTTTATTGGGGTCAAGGAGGTTTAGTATATGGTAGTAAAGATGTTGAAATATGCGGCAATGAATGTTGGCAAAAGTATCATAACAAAACTAAAGAGTTACCTAGCTTCGATCAAATATAATCCAAAAAGAGATTTTGGAATACCCGACCCAAAAGGCGGTGTCGAATTACCCTACGTTAAAGCTACAAAGAAATTAAAAATAGGCGAGCAAATCATATTAGAGTCAGAAGATAGAACTCGTTATGCGAGACAGATTTCTTCCCAATTAGGAAGGCGACTAGAATGCAGAAAAATGAGTGATGGAAGTGGCTGGAAATGTTGGAGGACTTCTTGAGTTATTTAAGTGTAAAAGAACTTGCTAATCGTTGGAAAGTGAGCGTTCGTACAGTACAGAGAAAGTGCAAAATGGGGGAATTTGAAAGCATAAATGTTGGTTCGGACAAAAGGCCGCATTACCGAATTCCAACCAAGCACATAATAAAACAAGAGGAGAGTGGTAAATGTCTAAATATTGGCTACATCAGAGAAAAGATACAAAGTCAAAGACTTGGGTTGTTAGGTGGATCAATCCGCTAACAAATAAGAAAGAGCAAATATCTACCGGCACAGATGATAAACTTCGCGCAGAAATGTTTATGGAGTTTTTTAAAAAAAATAATGTTTTAGGTGATGAGATAAGGGTAGGGGAGATAATAGATAAATATGCTCACGACCTTCAAAAAAGACAAGCACCTGAAAATCGGAAAAGAACACAATCTTGTGTAAGAATGCTAAAAAAATACTTTAACGATGCAGACCCTTATAATCTTAAAAAAGAATTATCTTTACATAAAGAAGAACGATTAAATAAAGTTTCTAAATCTGCTTTGGCTCGCGAATTGTCAGTTCTAAAATCATCTTTAAATTGGGCAGTTAGCTACGATATTCAGCTTTTAAATAAACAACCTTATCCGGTTGATGCATCTACAAAACCAAACCCTAGAATTAGATGGTTAGAGGATTTTGAAATTGATAGGCTGGAAGAGGCCTTAAAAAATGAACAAATATTTGTTAAATTGACATTTTTGTTGGCCTTAACAACCGCGCAAAGACTAGGCGCTATATTAGGCCTTAAAACAAGTCAAGTAAAATGGAGTGCTAATATTATAGACTTTAACTTACCTGATAATGATTACAAAAGAAAAGGCCGGGCGATTTGCAAGATTGATGAGTCAATATCAACCCTTTTAAAAGAGGCGGTGTTAATGTCGCAATCAGGATTTGTTATTGAGGAAAATGGAAAGCCATTAAGTGCGTTTTACGACCATTGGGTAAGGGTTAAAAACAATGCAAAACTAGATCATTTTGTATTTCACGATTTGCGCACAACTTGGGGGAGTAATTCCGCAATTAACGGAGTTCCAATGGTTCAAATACGCGACCAATTAGGACATAAATCAATCGAAACAACAGAGACATTTTATGCACATATTCACAAAGATAATCGTGATGAGGCGCAGAAATTTACTGAGGGATTTTTTAAAGGAAGATTTAACTTTAACAAAGAAAGTCGCTAATGTCGCTATTGTCGCTCTTGGCGCTATTGTCGTGACAAGAGGTCGCTAAGTGTTTGATTTTGTTGAATTCCGGTTGCCTACGGGATGCCATCTTTTTTTCGAATTATCAAAGGGTTAACCCCTAAGTGTCACCATTGAATGGTGACACCCTTATTTTGCTATTTTTTGAAGAATCTTGTTGCACCTCTTATGGCAAATGTTGAGGCAATTATCGCGCCTAAAGCGCCCTGATACCAAACCGGCATCTTATCTAAAGCATCAAATCCGTTAGTGACAATCTCACGACCCCAATCGCCGCAGAAAGAAAGTATTAATGGGATGCTGAATAAGATTACTAAATATTCATCTTTGAGTGAATTTTGGCTACCTTGAGCCATTATTTTTTCCCAATCAGACTCAGAAGTTATTAACTTTGCTTTGGCATTTGCCTCCGCCTTTTTAATCTCAATTTCCCCTTTGGCCTTCTCAACTCTGCCTTCAAGAAAAGTTGTAGCAATGCTTCCAATAGTACCTAATAAGTTTATCAAGTTAAATCTCCTACTTTAAATTCAACACAAGTCGATATTCCTTGCCTATATTTTTTATGCTTCATAATACTTAGTTTAACAGTTGTTAAATCGGCCTCACATTTTTCTAATGAATAGTATGGCTTTAATGGAATTGGAACAGTAACCCATTCATCAGAGCCACTCCACATAACAAATATCAATGGAATAAAAAATGTCATTTCTTATTGCTTAAAGCGCTAAATCCAAAATAAGCGCCAACAAGTCCGCACATACTTATATATTGTGTCATTAAAATACTCTCGGCCTCTGCGAGCCTATTTGGATATAATAAAGTTACTATAGTTGTTATTGCCATTAAAATAATTAGCACCCAAGCCATCCGCCTTTTATTCACCTGGTAGGCTAGTTTGTCAGGAATTAAATCGTTATCATTATTATCCATCTTGTCTTTGCCCTGTCCTCATTTGCTCAGATAATTCCTTGCTCCGTCCCTTTACCTGACGACTCCAACGCGAGTCTAACATCTCCAAAGAGGCAAGCTGAAAATCCTTATTTTCAATAGCACTCAGCATTCCTTTAAATTTTTTAAAAGTTGGCAGACCTAAATTAAAGACCATATTTATAAGGCAGTCTTTACGAACTTGGTCTAGCTCTTCCCACCAAGAAAATGACTCCAATTCTGCTGCACTTCTTTTGATATCATTATCAAGCATTAAATGTGCTTCATCTTCAGTGATTCCATTAGTTTGGATATTTCGACCCACACCAATAGTTTTATATCCATTACTGCATTCATAAACCTCTAACCGCAGACCCTCGTGACGGATTAATTGTTGCCTTAATGTCTCCATTTTATCTCAGTCCTTTCTTGTCTTTGATGAATAATATCTAAAGTCTTTGTGAGGCTTTCTTCCTCAATGTAGCGATTATCAAAAAATCTTAATGTCTTACGTAAAGTAAGGCTGTTTATACTTTCCACCGGCATATAAAAGCACCGCCGGGCATACAAGCTAACAATCATACAAAGATCGTAATCATTTATGTTAGGCAGTCTTTTTTTACCGCTTATTGATAAATTAAATTGATGATGAAGGTAGCCTTGTTTTTTCCGTAATAAAGAGCCTTTAACTTGGACGCGATAAAAATCTTTATCTTTAAAAGCTAAAATATCAATGCCATCTTGCTGGCAAAAAGCAGTTGAAAAACCTTGTTCTTCTAAACTTGCACCAGCAATATATTCTGCAATCCGACCATTCTTTGTATTACTAATCATTAAAGAGTTATAATAATTATCACTGCAACACCGGCGACTATCATAACTGCACCTAAAATTATACCTATCATAACTGCGGTATCGGTTATTTGTTCGCGTCTTTTCAATTTCTGCTTTCTATATTCCTTCTCTTCCGCTTTGGCTTTTTGTATTCTTCTAGACCTTTCAGCAATAATCCCCGCCCAAGTTCCGTGGCCAAATCGCATATCAATTAATGTGCTTATTTCTTGAATTTGCTCTTGAGCCAGTTTTGAATCAATAACTTCTTGAGCAACACTTTCAACTCCTAATTGTTTTGAAAATGAGTGCTTGCTACCTTTTCTATTCCTTTCTTTTTGGACTTGTTTCTCGCCTAAAAATAGGTCGTCTATTTGTTTTGCAATTTGCCCTATATCATTAGCGGTGTTGATGTTTGACTTAATAAAATCAACACTTGCTTTGACTAAGCTAATCCCAGTTAATACCTCCGCTACAACCATTATTTATCATTAAGTCTATCCAACTTATCCTCCAAGCGGTGCAAATATTCTAACACTCTATCCATTTGTTCTTTGACTTCAGTACGACTAGCAAAATCTTCTCTTGTTCGATTTAAAAGAATATCAATGCGCAAAATATGATCCGCTTGGCTTTTCCATAAGTACCCAATAACACATATTAAAACACCTATGATCGCATCTACAAAAATCCCAAAATCCATTATTTTTCCTTTTTTCTAGGTACACAAAGCGCGTTAACATAAGTCGACCCGGCTATGACTTGCTTAGTGTTTTGTTGTGTTATTTTGCTTGAGTACTCAATACAAGTATCAATATCAGAAAATGATATCTCGGCCACTTGCTGGTTATTTATAAAAACCAGAAGAACCCAAAATATTGTCATTAGTTAATTCTTAATAATAAATATGATTATAATTACTGCCTTTACTTGCAGTATCTATATCCCCATTTGGCATTAGATAAAAAATACTTGCTTGCCAATTAGAATATTGCGCTGATGCTAGAGCTACTCTAACTGTAAAACTTGATGTGTTTAATTGCACTCTGTGATTGGTTGAATATGCATAGCCACCATTAGGAGTGTTCCAATTTTCATTTACATCTGAACTAAGAAGGCCACTTCCTGAAATTTGTATATTATGGGTATGTGCGCCATCGCCACCAGCATAACCTTTAATGTAGTAATATCCGCTAGTATTTACTTGAAAGGTAATGTTACACACACCATTCCAAGTAATGCCATAACCTAGATAATTTTCTAAGTGGGACACACCGCCAGTACTCCAATTAATACTGTACCCACCTTGCTGACCAGTATTAGTTGGATTAGCGCCCACCCAACTTCTAGGTGAAAAACTACTTGATCCTGAATCGCTTACAGACGAAACACTACAAGTTGATCTAGCATAAGTAGTTCTTAGATGGTCATTAATATTAATACTATGTGTGCCAGCATCTAATTGTGTTTGCGTTGGCATAGTATTGTAGCCTTGCTCTGTTGATCCAGCATCAGAAGTAGGTTTGTGAATTAAAGAACCGCCGTTGGCAAAGTCTCGCATACTTACAGCACCACTTCCGCTATGGTAATCTCTTATAGCTCCAAAACTTATCGCTTGTCCTGACGAATAACTAAGTGGCATTACAATTACACCCTTCCTTTACTTCGTGGATTTTAATGTTTAATTCTTTAATCGCCTCAATCAAAACACCTACTAAATTTCCGTATGCTACAGACTTGTATTCTCCATCTGAAACAACCTCTGGAATAATTGGCTCAACTTCTTGAGCAATAACTCCCATTCCTTTTTCAGCGCTTTTAGTATATGTAACACCGCGTAAATTTAAGACTTTATTTAAAGCATTTGTAATTGTCTTAACGTCTGATTTTAATCTTTCATCAGAATAAGCAGTTATATTTCCAGAAGCTGTAATACTTCCGGTATTAGTTATGTTCCTGAACCCTGTTATATCTTTATTTGAATCAACAACCACCGCTTTTGATGCTGAAACTGTACCGGCAGTTACCCCGTCAATTTGCTCTAATTCCGCCTCTGCAATACTAGCGCTGCCAATAATAAAACTTCCGCTTGCACTTACATCACCGGTGACAGCCAGTGTAGAGCCATTAAAGGTTAAATTGCCTTCAGCAGTTATTGCGCTTGTTCCAGTACCAGTAAGCACAGAATTATCAGTTAAAGTGGTCGCGCCAGTTCCACCATTGCCAACGGGCAAAGTTCCGGTTACCGCTGATGCGAGGTTTGTAGTTGTTGCTACAGTTGACCAAGATAAAGCACCACTTCCATTCGTTTGTAAATATTGGTTCGCAGAACCATCTGATGTTGGATAAGTTAACCCGCCCAAAGTAGCATTAGTAATTGTTGCACTTGTTAAAGCGGGAGATGTTAAGGCTTGTGTCCCAGCATCCATATCCTTTAAATGTGCCATTAATGCCCTGATAGCATTGTTTATATTTGATGGCGCAGTTCCTTCAGCTATCGAAACACCAGCAACATCTGTGTTACTGCCAGCGGTTGCAGAATATTGTGATATTTTATCTTTACTCATATTTACCTCTCTTGAGTTATATTTCCACTTAAAGCACCAGCACTACCAGAGCCTACTAATGACTTTCTTAATAATCTGTTCTGTCTTGAAATCTCGCCAGCTTCTTTGTCTTTCAATCTTCTAAATAATGCCGATTGTTTTGCCGGGTCTAATTGGGTTAAATCATTAGCAACTCTTGCGCCTATTGGCTCACCCATTTGCTTGTAACCGCCGGCAAGGAGTCTATTCCCTAAACTAAATAGCTCTAGACCAGAGCCTAACATTCCGCCCTCTCTTTGCGCACGAGAAAGCCTTGAAAGCGCAGTAATTTGAGGTGGGTCAACTAAATTGTTTATATCCTCTCCCATTCCGGCAGTTCTTGATCCTTGAAAAACACCAGTTCTTTCTCTTGTTTTAAATTGATTGGATATTTCTTCCATTCTTTTTTCAAAGGCCTTAAACTGTGACTCATTTTTAAATGTGGCGCGCAGTTTTTCTCTCAACTCTTTATTCCCAAAAATAGCTTTATAAGGGTTAGCTCTATCAGTTCTTGAGAATAATTTTTGTTTTACTGAATCAACAACCCCAACTCTAAATGATTCAAGTTCGCTGTCTGTTAATTTAGCTACGTGTCTTTTAATACTTTCAGCGCTTGGGAATTTACTGGTTTGAAAAATTTTAGTTCCGTCTTCTACGGAGTTTCTTAAAGCGAACTCACCGGCATAAGTATTCCTTGCAGTTTCATAGGTTGATTTGCCATTAGCTTTTGGAGCGGAATCATCAAGTATTTTTATAAAATCTTTTCTTCTTTGCAATAAAGCATTACGCGTAACACCACCAATACCTAGTGATTTGTCTGTTTTTGCAAAGTCCAAAACATCGTCAAGTCCCATTTTTATATAATGTAAATCTTGCAATCTTACTGATTTTGATTTTGGATTAAAATTAAATGGTTTACCTTCAAGTTTTGCTAATTGTTGCGCTTGATTAACTGCCCTATCAAAACCAGGTAGTTTCATCATATTGGTTAAAGTTTTTGTTATTGGAACAGTTACTGCTGATCCACTACTTGTTTTAAAAGCACTATCATACAAACTATTACCGGCTGACTTTTGACGCGCTATAATATCATCAACAGTTTCTAATGCAGTTCTATTGTTAACTAGCATACCACCTAAATTATCTGCGACCTCGTTTGCAGACTCAACCGCTCTTTTTTCTAATCTTTTAGTCATTGTGTTTGCACCTTCCATAGATGCACCACCAGCGCCTCTTAATAGCCTTTGAGTTGCGACCCCGCCAAAATCAGCAAGCATCTTATTGTTAACTTTTCCGGCATTGACTAAATCTTGTATTTGCTGAACAGTTAATTTGTCTTGCTGAAGAGCCTCAATGATTTTTCTGTCACCTATATCTTCAAGACCTTTCTTACCGGTCATTCCACTCACAACACCTAACCTTTGGCCAGTTCCTTTTAATAAGCCTCCAGCAACCGGTAATGCGCCGCCTAAAGCACCGCCTAATCCTCCGCCAATAACAGCGCCACCTATTCTTGAAGCGGCATCTTCTCCAGTACCCGCGCCATAGATTGCGCCTTCTGTAGCACCTAAACCCGCACCCATTTTTGCTTTGCCTTTAACACCCTGAGTAGCTAACTTTTGCATTCCTTTTTTACCAAGCATTGCTCCAAGTGTTCTTGCTCCACCAACTCCGCCGGTTAAAAGTCCTCCGCCAAGTTCTAATCCAAAAGATAATGCTGGAGCCGCCTTTTTAAAATCCTTTATATCGCCTCTTATTTTATCTCTTTCTTTTGAATAATCTCCTAGAAAGCCAAATCCAGTCTTTAAACCCGCCTCTATTTCATCGCCAAATCCTAAAGACAATCCTTGCCCGACAGTTCTTGCTCCACCACTAACTGTTGCCTTGCCAGTTGGCTTTGCATCTTTAGCTAATATTTTATTTCTAATTTCTCTTAAGGTAGCTTGCTGCTCTTCTTTAGAAAGCTCTAGGAACTTATCATTAACTTTAACTTTACCTACACCTTTTATGTCAATTATTGCCATTATCCAACCACCTCAAATTCTATGTCATTAGTTGTAGAACCCGACCCTCCACCGGCAGATTGTGATTGCTCGCCAACCGATTGAACAGTTGGAGCGGGTGTTCTAATTGTGCTAAAATCAAATGCCTTAACATTCTGAGCTTTTCTTCTCTGATTAATAAGTCTCTTTTTAAAGTCAATAAGGACACGACTTCTATTTTGTAAATTAACCAAACCGGCTCTGATTGTTGCAGAGTTATTTGTATCTCCTACCGCAACCATCTCTTGCATTGCTCTTATCGCATCACCTTCAGTCTGAACCCCTTTATTAAGTCTTAGTTGAGCATTTCTTAATCTTTGTAAAAATGTATTAAATTGATTACTATTTCTTGACTCTTCTGTGCCACCTACAAGATTTTCCATCCAATCGCCAGCACTATTTAAAACCCCAAAAGTTAACTTTTTATTATCAATCATCTTGATAAACTCACCGGCATCAACAGTTAAACTTTGGCCTAGTTGTATATCTTCTAGGTCTTGTGTTTCAGCTTTTTGAAGAGTGTTTGATAAAGTTTCATCTTCTCCAGTATTGGGGTCATATAAAGGCTCAACACTTCCATCAGGATTAATCTTAACTAAAACATTTCCCAGCTGACGTATATTGGGTGCTA